CCTTCCAAAGTTTCAATTGTAAAGTTTCCTTGTAACGTCTGTGGTGTCCCCTGGCTTACCAATAATAACCCGACTATAAAAGATGCTGGAATTAAAATTCTAGTCGTAATCCTTACCATATCCTCATAAAAATTTCCAATTTTCTTTCCAGCCAGTCCCCGGCAGAATGCCATACATGCCGCATAACCTGTTGCGGCTGATGTAAACATCATAAAAATAATGACACACATCTGTGCCACATAGGAAAGACCGCTTTCTCCTGAGTAGTGCTGCAGGTTTGTATTCGTCATAAAGCTGATAATCGTATTAAAGGAAAGTGTCGGTTCCATATTAGAAATCCCATTCGGATTCAAAAACAGGATGCTTTGCAGTCTTAAAATTGCATATCCTACAAATACCATAACTGCATTTACCAAGAGCAAGGTCAATGCATATTTCTTCCATCCCATATCTTCGCCCTTAATTCCACAAACTTTATAGATGCAGCGATCAATCGGGTTAAAAACTTTATCCGCAAAAGTCTTTTGTTTTGTTGCGATATGGTACATATATTTTCCCATCGGAATGACCAGTATCACAAAAATCGCAAGTGTCAAAATACTCTGTAACATGTCTTCTCCTCCTAGTTATTTTCACCAGCTCTTTACAATTTTTCTGGATTTATCAATGCATACACCAGATAAATCCCAACTCCGGCAATCATAACACCTAAAACAATCATATCCATTTTGATTTCATCCTCCTATTTTTCTTTTGGTTTAATCTGCCAGTCGCAAAAATCTGCAAACGCCTTCACCAAACCAAAACATCCTAATAAAATTGCTATCATCAATACATCCATCATAGCTTCCTTCCTCCCTAATAAATCAAGTCTTTTTTCCTTTAAAATAAAGGTTTTTTAAAGTTTCTATCTCAGATGAATGAACAAGAATCATGGATGTTTCTCTGTATCTGGTACGAAAATAGCTAGTTTAGGGTATACGAAATAAAACGTCTTTTTTATTCGTTTTAAATGGCCTTGTGTATTCCCTTCCATCTATGGCAACGCACCTCCCGTGTCTACCAGGATCATCACTTCGTGAGTCCTAACTTCCTTCGTTCTGCCTATCCATAATCCGGGTGTCAGCTTAGCTCCTTGTCAGGGTCTTGCCCTATGGAAAATATTCCTGCCAACTACCTGCTCATTCTTTGTTCCTATTATTACTGACTTGCTTCCTGTAACAGCACTTTTCAGTGGACGTTCCCCATTACATTCTGCTTTTGTACCTTTTCGGGTTGGTTACTTCCTGCACTCTATGCTGCAAGCATCTGTGGTCTCTTGATATCTTGCATCATCTTTGCACCGTCATAAGTCACACCTTTAGTCAAAATCGTATAAAAGATTCTTAAGACTTTACACGCAACTGCTATGACTGACTGCATCTTCTTTAGCGGATTTTCTTTTCTAGTTCGATAATACCGGTGTACTTCCTTAAATTCTTCATTCCTTGCAATCAAGGATATGGCTGCTTCATACAGTACATATCTGAGGCGTTTTCTTCCTCTGTAGCTGATGTGACTCTCGCCCTTATGTTTTCCCGAACTACACTCTACAATGGCATATCCAGCTAGTTTTTGCAGTTGCTTTGGATTATCAAAACGTGTGATGTCTCCTACTTCGGCAACAAATCCACTCACTGTTTTCAATCCAACTCCTTTGATTTCCAACAACTTATCTATATGAGGAATCTCTGACAACTTTTCCTCTGTCAGGCTCATCAGGTCTTCCTCTCTATTTTTGTAGATTTCATAATCGTTCAGTAGATTCTTCAATTCAATTCTTGCACTATCAGGTGCTTCCTGGCTTCCAATACTGTGCTCTGCAGCCGTTACCAGGGTCTTTGTCCTCTTCAGTCTCTCAACTTAGCATCCCGCCAAATCTTATTGATTCCATCTACACCCAGTTTTACGATATCTTGTGGCAAAGGTGCCTCTTTTAATATCATAAGACCACTCACAGAATCCGGATTTCTATAAACGTCTTTGATTTCCGGAAAATAGATGCTAAACCATCTTGCGATACGGTTCTTGATCCTTGTAATTTCTTCCTGGGTTTGTAATCTGAGATTTGAAAGACTCCGAATCTCAGCATAAATACCAGTTGGTATATATGGATATGAAAATCTCCCTTCATTTACCAGCGCCGCAATTGTCTTTGGATCCTTACGGTCATTTTTGTTTGGATTATTGTCATCCAGTTCTTTTGACTTCTTTACATGATGTGGATTTACATGAACCGGTTTCATGCCGTTGTCCTGCAGGTATGCTCCAAGGTTGAACCAATAGTGTCCTGTTGGTTCCATTCCCGGAATCACAACGTTTTTACCGTATTTTTCTGCAAAATCCGCCATCCATGCTTTTAAAGTCATAAATCCAGCTTCTGTATTACTGAATTCCAACGGTTTCTTTGAATACTCGTAATTACGCCAATCGAATGCTCTTGCAAAGTGCGTTTCACTTCCCACATCAATCCCAACAATTAATGTCTTTTCCGTAATAGATTTAATTTTTGCGTTCTGTGTGTTATACTTCATTTTAGATACCTCTCTGTTCAATAAGATTGTTACTAACCGTGCAAAGTCAGTAATCTTATTCTACACTGAGGTATTTTTTTCTCAACCTTCTTTCTTGGAATTCCTTATATTTGAATTATACAGGAAGCTCCTTATATTACTCAGAAATAAGCGCAACTACGCCATCATGATTTCCAATAATTTTCTTTACTTCCAAATAAACACCTGAAGGGGATTCGTTTACTTTCAATGTCCCGTCTGCCTCAGATGTGAGTTTGTTACCAACTGCAACAGTTTCTGGAAGCGGATAATCATAAATTTCAATAAAGTTTCTTTTGCATTTTTCAAGATCAATAACTCTTACATGTGTTCCTTTTGGAATGAAATATTTTGGCATTCCTTCATCATCACCACATTCAATCTGCATAATAGCTTTTGTTTTATCTGCACCTACTTTAAAAACGCCTTCCTCTACATCACCAAAAGCGCCATTATATGTATCTGCTTCTGTTACAGCATCAATAAAAGGAATTCTTTCCTTTTCAATCTGACCAATTGAATTAAATTTCAACATTTTGTCTTCCTCCTTTAATTAGAAAATATTTACATCTTCAAATTTTTCGTCTTTATTTTTCTCTTCACAAATTTCTGAGAAAATATCTTCTACTTTAGTTTCTTTAAATGAATTCTGTTCAGCGATTCTCGCCTCAGACTCAGCTTTTTTTTGTTTCTCAACAATAGCCATGCAAATTTTAGATTTGATAGAATTGATTTCAGAAGTAACTTCATTCAGCTCCTCTGTCTTTTTACAAGCATTGATATTTTCTTTGAGCTTTTTGATATCGTCCTTTGCAACATCTTTTTCCTCGGCATTAAATTCTGCAAGAGAATCATCCAATTCGGCAAGTTTTTCAGCTACCTTAGCCTTTGCCAATTCCTGTTCAAGAATTGTTCTTTCAGTCCAATAAGTATCCCTGTCTTCTTCCATCTGTTTCAGAGTTTTTCTTAAATCTTCAACAGAAGCATTAAGTTCAGAAATAGTAGATTCTTTTGATGCGAGTTCAGCATCTTTTGTTTCAATCTGAGAATTAAGTTCTGAAATTTTAGTCTCATAATCAGCAGACTTATCATTACATTCAGAAATAACAGACTGAATTGTTTCTTTAATTTCACTCATATTGAATTCCATTTTTGTCTTTTCCTCCTTGTTATTATTAAGCTCAATGAGAGTAGATGAGCTGTCCGCTGGGAACATTACCATATCCCATCCAGAATGAACGTACTCCACTGGAATCCTTCCCTTTTCTAACCATCCATTTTTATATACAATTCCTTCATTGTCTTTCGTTTTGTATATTTCTATACTTCCATCGACAGACACATTATTGTTTAGGTCGGACTCTAAGGAAGCAACAAAGGCTGGATAACACATTTCATCCAAATACCCCTCGCCTAAAACACAGCGTTTTGTTTCGCCGTTAATTTCGACATCATCAATCCATCCATTTACAAAATGCCCAACTGTGGTCGCATTCTCAAACACTGGCATATCATTAATAATTCCAGTTTCACCATGATCTGAAATAATAGTTCTTTCATCGTCAATAAAAGAAACCCTTACAGACATATCTTTGATGCTATCTAGTTGTTTTTTGGCGTATTCCTCTAAAAAGGTTATTCCGTTTTTGTTGTATTTCGTTCCTACATCATCTACTACACACTCTGGAGGTTGTAACTCATACAAAGTTGCGGTAAATTTTCTTCGACCGTTTTTGTATTTCTTTGATGACAGTTCAAACTTTGCCATAAATTACCTCCTTTAAAATTTTTATAAAAATAAAAAGCCACTAAAAAGTGACTTTTCATTGCATAAATAAAGATTATTTTGTTGATGGTTTTGGTGTTCCATTACTGTTATTTGTTTTTGAAACAATTGTATTTTCATTTGTAGGATTTTCTATCGCAGGTCTTCCTGTATCTTTTATATCTTTGCTGCTCATTGTAAATGATGTCTGATGAGGTTTATACTTCTCAAATAATTCTTGTTCAATTTCATCATCCAATACCGCTAGATATGCTTCTACATCCACCCCGGCACTTGCAATCAAAAAGCTTAAAGAGCCGGATGCTTCCGTATATAAAGTTTTCATCATTTCAAAGAAACTTTTTCGATTTACAAAAGAAGTAGGAAAGTAGTATATCTCTATTTTGTTTTTGCTATCCTGAATTATATTTTTGTTAATAACATAATTTAATTCATCCTGCCACTCAGAAACCCATGTGTAAATTTGTGCATTTATCATTTCAAGATTATTAATTCCTGCTGAGAAATTTCCAGTTGTCATAGCTCCAATCAAAGAAGCACATATTCCTAAATCCAAAGATATTTGATTATTCAAGTCTGACTCATTTTTCTCATCAAAGATGTCAGTCGAAACATCAATTGAATCTATCTTTGTTCCAGATGCAACACTAAAGAAGCTAATACCACCTCGACTATTCTTATTCATAATCGCACTTTTTACAGTATTGTGTTGATTTTCCTGCTGCATTTTAGTTAAAGAACAACTTCCTTTATCTTTTCCTTCTGGAAATGTTTCGTAAATAACTCGGTTGTTAATTTCATCAAGAACGTTTCGCTTTGTATCTGTAAAATAGTCTTTATATAAAACATCAGACAGCGCCGCAATTACCAAACTGCGCC